AGTAGAATCAACGCTTAATTGAAAAATAAACACAAGAAACTTAAGACTATTAAGAGTTACAAGTTCGGCATATACAAGGGCTTGTAAAATATGATTTGCTTTTACAAGAGATGCAACCGCTATAACATTATGAACTTGAGTATTTAGTCCAGTAAATCCATATTCAAGTTTATCAGTAATTGATATGACAGCAGAAGCACCTAGTACTCCATGAGTTACTCCTACAACTACTGTTGATTTTTCAAAAACAACTATTTCTTATAAGGCAACTATACCTGCTGAGAATACTTGGGAAGCAAATGAACCGAACCCTGATTTGGATTTTTATGCTAGTCCATGAGACTATATAATAGTATTTGCAAGGCAAGTTAAAACATGAACAGATGCTGAGGCAGATTGTACGGTAGAGTTTTGAGAAGAAATATAAATTAATAATTTAAAAATATGTTTAATTTAAAGGCTATAACACAAAAGGTTTCAAACTTTTTTAAAAAGAGTTATTCTTATGGTACATCATGAGTATATAGAGCTTCTTTAGATGATTTATTTAATGAGCTAGGTGAACTTAAAATAAGTTTGCAAACATTTTATGACTTTTATAAATGAAATACAGATATAAGAAGTTGTGTAAGAGAAATATCAAAAAGTATCTGAAAGAATGGTATATTTCTTCAGGATATAGATTGAGAGGTTGTACCTGATAAAGAAAATGTATTAGATATATTTAAAACACCTACATTATACAACTACATACTTAACACTATTAAGCATAGTACTGTATGATGAGAATTATATTTAGTTCCTGAATATGATGTTACTGATAAAGTAGTATGAGTTAAACATCTTGATCCAAGAACAATGACTAAACTTGTATGAAAAGAAAGTGGGCAGATAAGAGGTTTTATACAAAAAGTACCATGAAAAGATCCTATATCATTTACAAGAGATGAGTTAGCATACTTTCAATTTGAGGAAGATGTAAACAATCAGTATAATTGAATGTCATTACTAGAATGAATAGTTCGGGAGGCATTAAGTGATCAGGAAGCAGCAAAAAGAAACTTTTATTTCTTTAAAAATAACTGAGTTCCAAATGCTATATTTATGTTGGATAATTGAGAGGAGGTAACTCAACAAGAGTTAGAGATTGCAAGTGAGAAGATTAAAAAAGAATATACTTGATCTGAGAATTCTCATAAGTTTATAATTTCAAACTCTATAAAAGATGTTAAGACTCTATCACTTACTAATAAGGATATAGAGTTTATAAGTCAAAGAAAACTTACAACAGAAAAGGTGAGTGCTACGTTTTGAGTTCCAAAAAGTATTTTATGATATGCAGAGGATGTAAACCTTGCAAATGGTAAGAACTTTTCAAAGGATTATATAGAGAATACTATTATTCCTATGGATAAGTATGTAGAGTATGTTACTAATACTTTTTATAATAAGTTTGTATCAAAAGATTTGTTTACTAAATGAATAACGATTAAATTTGATTCAGAAAGAATAGATGAGACAGATACTATAGAGTCTGCTCAAAGAGAAGATGTAAAATTATGATTACTTACTATAAATGAGATAAGAGAACAAAGAGGGCTTGATCCATTTAATGAGGAAGAAGCAAATAAACCTACTGTAAATCAATGAACTGTATTATTAGAAGATATTACAATGACACCAATAATAAATACTAATGAATAATTATGGCAAAAAGGCTTGAGGTAAAAACACAATCTGAGCTAATGAAATCATTTAGAGATCAATATAAGTTTATAAATGAAAACTTTATAATATTGCTTGAAAACCCTTCTTTGGTTATGCAAGAGTATGAAAGGTATGAAAAAGGGTTAGAAGAGGATACAAAAGAAGATATAGAGAACTTTTGGAAGGCAATGGGTGTCTATAAAATAGTTGATATTGTTATGAAGAACTCAAGAAAACAATTAGAAATATGATACAAACAGACATTTAGAAAATTCAAAAAAGAAGCTGTTCAATTATGAATAGATTTTAATATAGAGAATCCATATGCAATTGAATACTTAAACAATCTTGAAACGTTATACCTGTCTAACTTTAAGTGATCAATAACTCTTACAACAAAGTCAAAGATAATAGATATTATTAGAACTTGAATTATAGAACAAAAAACTCCAAGTGAAGTATGAAAAGAAATAACAGGACTAAATAAAAATATATTTGATAGAAGTAGGGCTGAACTTATTGCAACAAGGGAGATATGAGTTGCAAATGAGGAATGAGCAAGAGCGGTAACAAAACAATTTACTGATAAGGGTGCTGCTATGGAAAAGTCATGGATAACAGTAAATGATTCAAGAGTAACTCCATCACATATGTTAAACCAAGAACAGTGATGGATATCAATAAATGAAACATTTTGATGAACATGAGATGATATAGCGCCAGCCAGTAATAATCCTAGATGTAGATGTACTACATCATATAGGATTTTATAAAAATTTGCTTTTGTTTGTAAATCATTATTATAGACAAGAATATTTTATAATATTTTCCTAATATAATTTATTATGCACAGATATAGATTACTAAAAAAACAAAACTATTTTCATGCTTTGTTTGATAAAAAATCAGTTGAGGTTTTTGAGAAAGATGGTAATGAGGTAGTAAAGATTTCATGATATGCATCAACAATTGATAAAGATAGAGTTTGAGATGTTGTTTTACCTTGAGCTTTTGTAGACACACTTGCTACATACAAAGAAAATCCAATTATCTTATTACAACATAAGATGGATAAACCTATTTGAAAGGCAACAGAACTATCAGTTGATGAAAAAGGTCTTAAAATAGAGGCAGAAATTACTGAAGATATTGACTGAGTTAAGTCAGCAATTAAAAATGGGGTGTTAAAAGGTTTTTCTATTTGATATAGAGTAAAAGATTGGGAGGAAAAAGGAAATGAAGAAGGAATATATTATGAAATAAAAGAAGTTGAATTGATGGAGATTTCTGTTGTATCAGTTCCAGCAAACCCATTTACTCTTATTAAAAGCTTAGAGGATAGTTTTGAAGAGATTAAAGAAAAAGATTCTGAATGAGAAGATCCTGAAAATGAAGAAGAGGAAAATAATGAAAATAAAAAATCAGAAGAAGAAGAAGAACAAGAAGAAGATAATGAAGATACAACAACTGAAACTTGAAGCGAGTGAGCTGAAAAAGATGGTGAAAACCCATCTATCGAACCAGATAGCGAACCGCAGGAAGAGTGAAAAGAGTTGAGAGATATGTCTATGAAAATGATGCTTAAACAATTAGAGGTAAATACTTCTGAAATGAAAGCAGAGTTGGAAAAGGATCTATCTGAAAAAATGCATAAATCTTTATGAGATAATGCAGAATCTATTAAAAGTTCTTTATTAGAAGAGGTAAATAATAAGTTTACTGAATATAGTAAAGGACAGCTTGAGGCAATAACTATTCTTGTTGATAGTATGAAATCGTTAGATGAAGAGTTTGAAGAGATGTTTACACTTATTAAAACTCTCAGAAATACAAAATGATACAATTACGAGAAACCAGTTAAAGTTGCAAGTAAAAAACAAGATAAATTAAGTAAGGCGTTAAGTCTTGCAAAGAATAATATTTAATATTTTTACAAATGGACAAGAAAAACTTTTTAGAAGTTCTAGGCGAAGCTAAAACTCTTGAGTTTGGGGCTGCGAGAATTGAAGACATTAAAAATGAAATTAAACAATTCCAAGACGCACTAGACACAAAAGCAAATGAAGTAGTACATACTACTAATACAGGTGCATGAGAAGAACTTATTCCTACAAATGTTCTTAATCCTGAAATCCTTGATTTGATTCCTCAATATTCAATGTTATTGCCAAAACTTCCATGAAATCATGGTACAAATATGGCAATCTCTGAAAAAGTTGCACTTGTTGGTGAGGCTTCAATATTTGAAGGTAATTCTGAATGGACAACAGGTTCAGCTTATCCAGCAGATCCTACAGCTCCAAATATATCTACAGGTAGTATTACAATTTCTCAAGGGCAATTTAAACTTGATGTTGCTATTTCAAGAAGAGAACTTAACTACTCAATCGGTCAATTAGAAAGTACAGTAAGAGACAGACTTAATAGATCAGCTGCAAGAACTATTGATGCAGTTATTATCAATGGTGACAGTGCTACATCAGGAAATGTAAACTTTGATGGTGGTACTCCTGCTGCTACTTCTTACTACTTAGAAGTAGATTGAGGTATTAGAGAAGTTGCTATTTCTGATTCAAATACTCATAATGTAGGAACTCTTGATGATCAAGACTTCTTAGATATGTTAGATCTAGTTGGAGACTATGCAGCAGAAATTGGTAATCTATTATTTATTCTTCCAAGAAATGTATATAACAAAGCTCTTGGATTGACTAATCTTAAAACTTACGACAAAGCTGAAAATCAAGCTACTATTCTTTCAGGAATCTTAGCAAACATTTACGGTGTTGATATGCTAGTTCATAGAGATATGCCAGCATTAGCACAGGCGACAGGTAAAGTTTCAAATACAGGTGGATCAAATACAGTAGGGCAATTTGCTCTTATCTATAAACCAGCAGTTCAGTATGGTTATGGTCAAGTAGTTGATATTGAACTTACTAGAGTTGCAGGTAAAGGTATTATGCTTACTGCTACATTTGAATTTGGTTTTGCTATCGCTTACGAAGATGCAGGACTTGATAAAACAGTAGCACTTTGAATAAACGTAACAGTTTAATAGTATGGAGGAGTTTATCTCTTCCATATCATTTAGATTTTTACATTTTAATATAATATTATGTCTAATTTAACAGTAAAATATATAGGTAAAGAACCAACTTTGGTTAGATCTTTTTGAGTTAAAAAAGAAGTAAAGAAATGAGATACTATTGAAGTTACAGAAAGAGAATATAATAACTTAAGAGGTTCTTATAAAGGATTATTTGAATTTGGTAAATCTGAAGATAAAAAAAAGGATGAGTGAAAAAAAGTTGCTCAAAAGAAACTTGATAAAGAAGAAGTTAAAAAAGAATATAAAGAATTAGATGATGGTACTGTAAAAGAAGAAGTTAAATAGTTACTAATATATATAAAACATGGCATACATTACAACAGAAGAAATAAATACATTTCTAGGTACTTCATGAGAAGACACTTTAATTGATGCTTTAATATTAGATGCTACTGATTTAATCGATTCTTTATTTCATGTTGATAGTTTTGAAGAGTGAACTAGGACAGATGAGGTAAAGTATAACTATAAAGATCAAGAATATTGTTTAAAGAACTATCCTGTTTCTGAAGTACTTCAGGTAAATGATATTAATTACACATGAACCATTAATGATGACTATAAAATAGTAAGAGATAGGCAAGTTATATTTAGAACTAATTTATCAACTTATATAGTTCCATTAAAGTTTGAGTTTTTTAATATACAATATACTGCTTGATATGCTACAATACCTCAATGGATTAAAACAATGATGAAGTACATAGTATGATGAATGTATAATGATAGAAAGACTATATGAATTACAGAATATAGTTTATGAGATGAAAGAATAAGATTCAGAGATAAAAGAGAAGCAGAAACAGTAAAAAAACTATTTAATACTCATAAAAAACTAATATTATGATTTTAAATAAAGATACAATTACAGTATATAGGCAGGAGGCTTGAGGAGATGGTATAACATCTTATAACGCAACTCCTGTTTTTACTTGACTTGGTAAATTACAACCAGCTTCTGATATTATAGAATGATCTTTTGATTGAATGAGTGCTTTTCATGTATATAATATATATACGGAGTATATGGGCATACAAATATGAGATAAAATAGATGTTGGTTGAGAATCTTATTATGTAAAGTGAGTTGAATACTTTACTTGAATATTAAGAGATCATACAAAAGCTCTAGTGAATACCGAATATGATAATTAATTTTTTAAAATTCTATTATGAATAATACACAAGTTTTTACAGGCATTACAGCAGCAAGTGGTACTTCTGATGTATTTGATTACTCAGTTGCTGAGTTTGGTAATATAGAATCTGCTTTATCTGTTACAGCAGTATCTTGAACTGCTCCAACTTTAGACATTGATGTTGAAGTATCTTATGATAAATTGACTTGGTTTACTGCTGCAAGCTTTACGCAAGCAACATGAGTAACTAAAGAGATATTAAATGTTAATAAAAGAGCAAAGTTTGTAAGATATAGCTATACAATTTGAGGTACTGCAACACCTACTTTTTCTTTTACAATATTTACTATAACTAAAGATGCTTAGTTTTAAGTATAAAATAGATGCAAGACTAGATGATATAGATATAAATGAAGCTATACAGAAGAGTTTATTACAATCATGATACTTAGTATCAACAAGTGCTAAAAAGAATGCCCCATATAGAACATGAAATTTAAGAAGAAGTATAAATCCTGATTTTACTGAAGTAAGACACAGAAAGGTAATAGTATGAAGTAATGCGAAGTATGCGAGGATTCAGGAGCTATGAGGACGTATCACTCCAAAAAGATCCAGTTATCTTACTTGGAGATCAAAGTGAAGGTGGTATAGGGCAAAGGAAGTAAATATTAAAGGGAAGTTCTATATGCTTAATGCTTTAAAAGAAAATAAAAATAGAATATATAATACTTTTTTAAAGAATATAAAAAATGAGCTTTAAAGAGATATGAGATGCTTTACATACGAAGCTACTTGAACTTAAAGTTGATACTCAGAAAGTATACGAGGTTTATAACTACGAGTTAAAAACTACAGAACACTATCCTTATGTATCTATTACTCCAACAGATCTAGTTGAAGAGGTTTTGGATCAATTACAAAACCAAACAACATACAGCTTTACTATAAGAATTGTTGATAGAAATAAAAATATTGTTACTATGGAGAATAGAATGAGAATTATAGCGGATCAAGCATTAGTTAAATTAAGAGAGATGTGACATAATATTACTTTAAGTGATTGAACAACAGTAAGATTAGATTGGAATGCTAATTGGGCTTGGACTGATGAGCAAGAACCTGAGAGAGTGTTTAATATTATATTTTCATGATTTACAGTAAAGGACTTATAGTAAACTATATATAATTTGATTTTTATTTAAAATCATTATTATAGAATTGTTATTACTAAAATAATGTTATGAAAAGAGATAAGAAGATAGTAGAGGCTACTATAAAAGAACAAGTTAAATTACAAGAATTCTTTTTTCCAAGTGTTTGAGTAACAATTAAGGCTGAAACACTTGAAGAAGCAAAAGAAAAACTTAAAAATATTTCTTAATTTATATTCCCATGAGCAATGAAGCAATCGGTAGATTAGTAAAGATAGGTCTTTGAAAAGAATCTACTCCATGAACAGGTGTTACTCCTACAGTTTGGATACCACTTACTGCAGCTCCTAATATTACACAAAGAGTTACAAAATACGAAGATGAAAGTGGTATAGGTAGAATTGAAACTTTGTGTGATAAGTTTGTAGTAAAAAAGATGTCTGAAACAACTATGACATGACTTGCAAGAGCTACAAGCTTTTGACATGTTTTACTTGGTACTTTTGGTACTGTTACATCTCCATCTTTAGTTGAAACAGGTGTTTATAAACATGATTTTAGCGTAAAGAATGATAATGCTCATCCTAGTTATACTCTTGTTACAGAAAATGAGGTATGACAAGAAGAAAGTACATATAACTTATTTAACTCTTTAGAGGTTGTTGCTGAGGTTGAGAATCCTATTATATTTACTGCATCAACAATGGGAAAAGCTCCATGATCTACTAGTGGAGAAACTGTATCTTACACAAAGGAAGAACCATTTAAGGTGTCATGAATGGTAATTAAATTTGCTGATGATATTACAGGTCTTGCATGAGCCAGTGAAACTAAAGTAAAATCATTTAATTTTAGTATTGAAAAGAATGTTATTGATATTACTGAGAATGGAAGTCTTGAGCCAACAAGTTTTCATAATCAAAATATTACAGTTACATGAGATATGGAATTAGTATATAGAGATAATACTTTTCAAGGTTATGATTTGAATGGTACTACAAAAGCTGCAGACATGACAATTACAGGTACAACACTCATTGGAGCAACTGAATATAATAAGTTAAACTTTCAATTTGCTCAAATTACATTTGATGAATGGGAAAGAAGTGATGATAACAATGGTATTGTTACTCAAACTATGTGATTTACTGCAACATTTTCTATTTCAGACACATCAATGATTACAGCTTCACTTACTAATAATCAGAGCGGTCAATATTAATTTGATCTAATATAAATTATAAATATAATATATTAGCTTGTAGTTAAATAGATTGCATATTTTAGAAAAGTTATAAATAGGTCTACAAGCAATCTATCCTATTTGTAGCTTTTTTTAAATATAAAGTTATGGAAATTTGGAAAGACATACCTTGATTTAAAAAATATCAAGCAAGTAATTTATGAAATGTAAGAAGTATTTATTATAAAAATCAATATGGCATTATTTATAAAGAAAAAATATTAACAAAACAATTAACTAATGATTGATATCATAGAGTGAGACTTTATAAAGAAAATTGATACAAACAAATGACAGTACATAGAATTATTATGTTAACTTTTAATTGAGAAAGTAACTGATTAGAAGTTAATCATAAAAATTGAATTAAGACAGATAATAAAGTTGAAAATTTAGAATATTGTACTAGAAGTGAGAATATAAGACATAGACATAATGAATTATGATTTAAGAATAATTTTCAGACTAATCATACAAAACCAAATAAATGAAAATTATGAATTTTAAATAAATCTAGTAAAAAAGTAAAACAATTAGACTTAAAGTGAAATATAATTAAAATATGGGATTGTATGACAGATATTCAAAGAGAATTAAAAATTTTTTCAGGTAATATAAGTAAAGTATGTAATTGAAATAGGAGAAGTGCATGAGGTTATGTATGGGAATACTTTATTTAATATCAACGGGCTACTTATGTTTCAACTTGTTTTCATATTTAGCCCTGATTTAAAAACAAGTTATTTATGTATTAAAAACAAGTTATGCAATACAAAGTAAACAATGATCTTATATTAGAGATCAAGGATTTTAAGTCATACTGAGTAACAAAAGCAGTTAAGCTTGCAATGTTATCAGGTATTACTGTTAAAGACTGAGAAGCTCCTGAAGTTCCAGCAGAGAATGCTATTAAGGCTGAGGAAGCTTTAATATATTCAATGACAAATATAACAGAAGATCAGTTAAATAATCTCAGGGATGAAGAGTATAATTTATTATTATCAAAGATTAATGAAATAGCAACTGTCCCCAAGAGTGACTCTTGAGAAAAATAGAGACAAATATCAAATGAAATTGAACACTTACTCAAGAGTATAGAGACTATTTATTAATAAAAGAATTATATCACTGTCCACCATTAGAACTTGATAAACAGGACGATTATATATTAAATTTACACTTTAATATAATGATGATGGAGAGAAAAGAAGAAAGACTTAGACAAAAGAGAGCAGAACAAAAAAGCAAGATTAAGTAGTTTTGCTTTTTTTTATTTATTACTATAATAAAATTAATAACATATAACTTATTAATATGGCTGACAGATCAATTGACATCATTATACAAGCTCAGGATCAAGCCACCAAAGCTATAAAATGAGTTCAAAAGCAATTGAAGTGAGTAGCAAAGGAAACAAAATCAATAAGTAAGAACCTTTGAGACACATTTAAAAAACATCAACAGACAATAAAGAATTTTTGAATTGCTGCAGTTTGAGCAACTACTGCTTTATGAGTAATGGGAAAACAATTCTTGGATTTATGAACACAAATAGAGCTTACCCAAAAGAAAGCTAATGTGGTATTTTGAGAATATATTGATGATATAAACAAGGTAGCAGACGAAACAG